CCGATCTTAATCTCCCCGATCACGACCAGTACGGTCCCTAGCGGTCCGTGTGTGGGCCAAACTGAACAGGATTAATAACTTTATGCCCGAGACGATAACTCCCCGGTATGGGGCTACTGAGCCTCGGCTACATAGTCCGTACCTCAAGGGCCCTAACCGCGGCGATGAGATAGCGCAGCTGGCAGAAAGTATCGGGCTACCGCTTTTACCTTGGCAGGATTTTGTAATTCGAGATATGACGGTCGTATCGGAGGATAATTTATTTATACGTAAGACAAGCCTTGTACTTTGTGCCCGGCAACAAGGTAAAACTCACCTCGCGCGTATGATGATGCTCGGGCATATGTTTTTATTCGATAGCCCTAACGTACTTATTATGAGCTCTAATAGATCGATGGCGTTAGATACCTTTAGGCAAGTAGCCTACGCGATCGAGGGCTCAGCCGAGCTAAGCCGGCAGGTTAAGCAGATCCGTTTTGCTAACGGTACCGAGTCGATAGAGCTTAAAAACGGGCACCGATTAGACGTAGTAGCTGCTACCCGTGACGGATCTCGTGGCCGTACTGCCTCGTTTTTGTATATCGATGAAGTACGCGAAATTTCGGAGGAGGGATACCGCGCAGCTACTCCTACTACTCGAGCTAAAGCTAATGCTCAAACTCTTTTAACCTCTAATGCTGGAGATAGTTTTAGTACTGTACTTAATGACCTACGCGAGAGAGCTTTATCTAATCCGCCGGAGACGTTTGGCTTTTATGAGTACTCGGCTCCGCCTTTTGCCAAAATCACCGATAGAGCAGGCTGGGCTTTTGCTAACCCGGCACTTGGTTACACCGTTACCGAGGCAGCTCTTGAGGAGGCAGTAGCTACTCAGCCGATCGAGACTACTAAAACCGAGATGCTCTGCCAATGGATAAGCAGTACGGCCTCACCTTGGCCGCATCTCTCGGTAGAGGAGTCAGGCGATAAGGATCTAAAACTTGTACCTGGGCCTCTTACTATTTTTGCTTTTGACGTAGCTCCAAGTCGTAGAGACGGCTCTTTAGTTATGGGCCAAGTACTCCCCGATGGTCGGATAGGCGTAGCCGTACTTGAGATATTTAGATCCGAGGTATCGATCGATGAGCTTTTTGTAGCTAATGCGATCGCAAAATGGGCCAAGGTTTATTACCCGAGAGCCGTAGCTTATGACAAATATACGACTGCCTCGATCGCTAAACGCCTTGAGGTAAACGGTATACAAATTATGGATATATCCGGTACTAAGGGTTATCAAGCCTCAGGCGATCTTTACGAAGCTTTAGCTAACAAGCGATTAGTACACTCGGGCCAAGATGAGCTCGTAACGCATATGGCTAATTGCGCTGCCAAAGAAAGCGATGCGAGCTGGAGAATTATCCGTCGTAAATCCGCCGGGCCCGTAGATATTGCGATCGGCCTTAGTATGGTAGTCCACGTACTTACGCAGCCTCTTGGTGAGGCTAAAGTATACGTTTAGACACGCTCTTTATAACCGTACTAATGCTTGACAATATGGAAAAATGGAGACTATGGGACTATTACAAACTCTTGGCTTAAGGTCAGCTGCTAAGCAGACCGTAGAGGCTCAGTATGCCCCGGCCGTTATGGATACTACATACGGCTACGGATCGTTTAATACTAACTCTGCTTTTGGATATAACGGTGTAGGTATAGATCGTAATTTTGCACTGCAGGTCAGTAGCGTAGCTCGATGCCGTAACTTAGTAGCCGGAGTAATTTCTAGTATTGATTTAGGATTATATAAAAAATCAACCGGTGAAAAATTAGGATCTCCGGTTTGGTTAGAGCAGCCGGATCAACGGCAACCTCGTAGCGTTACTATCTCGGCCACGGTAGATAGCCTTATGTTTTTTGGAATATGTTACTGGAGGGTTAATTCTTTATATGCCGATGACGGAAGGCCGTCAGGTTTCGAGTGGGTAGCTAATAATCGAGTTACATATACAACTAATAAATACGGCACTGAGGTTAAAGATTATTTTCTAGATGGTCAGCTTGTACCTATGTCCGGTATCGGATCGCTTGTAACTTTTCAGTCTTTATTACCCGGAGTATTACAGTCAGCAAGTACTACTATTAAAGCCGCGTGGGATGTACAGAAGGCCGCCGCGGTAAGTGCAGCTACTCCAATGGCTACTACTATCTTAAAAAATAATGGAGCAGATTTACCCGAGTCTCAGATCCAAGGAATATTAGCCGGCTGGAACTCAGCTCGTAGAAATCGTAGTACGGCATATTTAACCTCTACTCTCACTGCAGAAAATATTGGCTTTAGTCCTAAAGAAATGGGCTATGTAGATTTTAGCCAATATCTCGCCACGGAAATTAGCCGCGCGATGAACGTACCAAGTTATTTAATTAGCGCGGATATGAATAACTCAATGACGTACCAAAATATATTAGATGGCCGTAAAGAGTTTGTAGCTTATTCTCTGCAGCCTTATATCTCTGCTATTGAGGATCGCCTCTCAATGAACGATATTACTAACTCATCAAATCAGGTACGTTTTGCAGTAGACGATACGTTTTTACGTGTCGATGCAAAAGATCGTTTAGATATTATCGAGAAAATGTTAAATCTCGATTTAATCGATGTAGATCAAGCTAGATCGATGGAGCAACTAACACCGCTGGGGGATACAAGTGCTACTAACGTTTAGTCAAGAAATCCAAGCCGCCGATACAGAGCGCCGTATCGTCTCGGGACTTGTCGCACCATATGGCGAGATCGGGCACACAAGCGCCGGGCCCGTAATGTTTGAGCGTGGCTCGATTACTTATGCCGATGCCTCAAAAATTAAATTATTAATGCAGCACCAACAAGATAAGCCAGTAGGTCGCGCTATTAGTTTTAGCGACTCTACAAGTGGCGTTTACGGATCGTTTAAGCTTTCGAGTAGCACTCGAGGACAAGATGCACTCGTACTAGCGCAAGAAAATCTCGTATCCGGCTTATCCGTAGGGGTAGATGTAACTGCCTCTAAGCCGATGGGAGATTACTTGCTCGTTACCGCTGCAGTCCTCAAGGAAGTCAGCCTTGTCGAGAGTGCGGCTTTCTCAAGTGCATCGGTCGATGAAATTATGGCGGCACGTGCAGCTATTGAGGCTGCTACAAGTACAAAAGAAAAAACCACTACTATTTCTACGACTATCGTAGAGATCGAAACAGAAACAGAAACAGAAATGGAGGAGGCCGTGACCACTGCCCCTGAAAATACACCGGATGAAACTCCGGTAGATGCACCGGCTGAGGCTGAAAAGGTCGAGGCTGCTCGTAAGATCATCCGCCCATCAGTACTAGACTCTCAGCGAGTCCGTACCCCTATCGTCTCTATGGCTACATATACAGAGCACAAGATCAAAGCTGCACTAGGTAGCGATGAGTCACGCCTTTATGTAACTGCAGCCGATGATAGCTTTAGCACTAACCCTGCTTTTAACCCTACGCAGTACCTTTCAGAGTTTGTAACTAATACTCGTTTTGGTACACCTGCTATCGATGCTTGCTCACAGGGAACACTCCCTCAGAGCGGTATGACTATCTCAGTACCGTCACTTGTTACCTCAGCTGGTGGAGGATCAGGCGTAGCGCCTACCGTCACAGTAGAGGCCGAGGCTGGAGCCGTATCTAATACAGGTATGGTTACAGAATATCTAACCGGTACAGTATCTAAGTACTCAGGTATGAACACTATCTCAGTCGAACTCCTCGAGCGCTCCGATCCTAATTTTTACGCAGAGCTCACAAATCAGCTACAAAACGCGTACCTAACCTCTATCGATACTGCCGTATTGACTGCACTACTCGCAGCTAGTACAGCGGCAACAGCTACTACAGCTGATAGCGATGGAGTTATCGCTTTTAGCTCACAAGCTGCAGCAACTATTTACAAGAACACCGGTTATTTTGCTCAGAACTACGTAGGAAATGCCGCACAATGGCAGCTACTAATGGGCGCAACCGATACTACAAAGCGACCAATTTACAACGCTATCCAACCAATGAACGCAGCCGGACAGGTAGGCCCTCAGTCTATCCGCGGTAACGTACTCGGCTTGGATCTCTACGTAGATAAGAACTTTACAGAAACCACAGTAGATGACGGCTCAGCGCTAATTTTGGCTCCTGAAGCTTTCACCGTATACCGTGGACCACAGGCTTATATGTCCGTAAATGTTGTATCTAACCTACAGGTTCAGGTTGCAATTTATGGATTTATGGCAACGATCGCAAAAATGCCTAACGGTATCGTTCGCTACCTAAAGGCGTAAGTAAAAAACTAATAGTCGGTAGGGCTCTTAGCCCTTTGAGCCCTACCGGCCCTTTTTAAGATAGGAGTAAAGATGCCTGCTACATACGTCACCGAGGCAGAGCTACGCGCTAACCTTGGTATCGAAAATCTTTACTCAAGCGATATAGTCGAAACTTGCTGCCAAACAGCGCAGGATCTCCTAAATCAGTTTTTATGGTTTGCCTCAGCTCCGGTAGTCGGAGTAACCCTGCAAAATAACGTAGCTACGGCGATGATCGCTAACCCTATGATCTTTACTACCGGGCAGAGCGTAACCTTGAGTGGATGCGGCTCAACTTTTAACGGTACTTACACGATCACCGGCACAATGCCTTGGAGCGCCGGTACTACAAATCAAATACCTACTCTTGTATGGAACCCTTATAGCTGGAATTGGCCTGCAGGTTATAGCTTTATCCAATTTACAAAGACCGCGGCTAACGTCAATTTCCAACGCGTATTACCTTATGGCTCAGCCGTAGGAGCAGATACAAAAACTAACTCATACGCTACGACTCCGGCTATCCGTGAGGCAGCGATGATCCTAGCAGTAGATATTTTCCAAGCTCGCCAAGTCTCACAGACCGGCGGCGTGACGATCGATGGCTTTAGTCCTAGCCCTTACCGTATGGGTAACTCGATGATCGGCAAGATCCGAGGGCTCATAAGCGGCTATCAAAATCCTAACAGTATGGTCGGATGATGCCTGCTCCTATTACTACACTCCGCGCCTCAGTAGCTACGGCTTTAGCTAATCCAAACGTTTGGAATACCTATAGCTTTCCGCCTCCAACTATTACGGCTAATAGCGTGATCGTGGCCCCGGCAGATCCGTATTTAACTCCAAGTAATAATACTTATAACTCGATCTCGCCTTTAGCGAACCTAAAAATTATTATGACGGTGCCAATGCTCGATAATCAAGGGAACCTCAACGGTATCGAGACTACGGCGGTGGCGGTATTTAATAAACTAGCCGCCTCTAATATCGTAATGAATATTGGCAGTATGTCAGCTCCTACAGTACTTGAGGTACAAAGTGGAACGCTGCTTACGGCTGATTTTAATATCTCAATTCTCACGAGCTGGAGCTAACAAATGGCATATACAGAGGATGATCTAAAGTTTTTGCGAAAGATCGGGCAGATCGTAGACGAGCCTGAACCGGTCAAAGTAGCAAAAGTAAAACCAACTACTACAAACGAAAGCGAGGAATAGGTCAATGGCCGTATTTCTGTCAAACGGGGTTCAGGTCACACTTAATAGCGTGGACCTATCCGATCACGTAACAAGCGCAACAATTAACCGAGTATTTGAGGAGTTAGAAGTTACCGCTATGGGCGATAATGCTCGTAAGTATGCTAAAGGCCTCGAAACCTCAACTATTACTCTTGATTTTCTAAACGATAATGCGGCAAGCGGTCAAGGCGCGGTAAGAGCTGCACTGCAAGCAGCGTGGGGTACTACAGTGCCTATTACGCTTAAGCAGACAAGCGCAGCAGTTTCTACGACCAATCCGGAATATCAAAGTACAATTTTGGTAAACAATACCACCGATATTAACGGCGCCGTCGGTGATATCAGTAGCCAGTCGATTACGTTTACTTGTAATTCAGTAATCGTAGTAGACACCACACCATAACCAACTAACAAAGGGGCAACAAATGGCACGACTTAAAATAACAAGGGCAAC